AGCATGGACGCAAGGACGCACCGCGACGAATATGGGGAATACGAGATATTAGAACACGAAGGTCATACTGTTAAACATTACATAGCATCAGGGACGCTACACTCAATGCCCAAGGACATACCAGTGTACCCAGAACCAGAAGGTGACCCATCATATTAAGAATTGTTACAGTTATCCACACATGGTCACAGTCGTGACTATAATTAATAATGAATAGCACACACCATTATGCCTATTGACCTTTACCAAATCCTTGCACAAAAAGACAAGGACGCAATATGCGACATAGTCAACGAGACTATCGCTGAACATTATGGCGAGGACGCAGTCAATGACTTCGACTTCGAGTTAAATGCAATCCGTATTGAGGACTAACTATGACTATCTTTGAGTTTAACGAGCAGCTCTGTGAGATTATCGCAGGCGAAGATGGCTACTACAATTATGACAAACAAGAAATTCTTGATTTAGCCAAACAAATGAAAACATCCGCCGAAGAATGGGACGACCTTCAGGACGCAAGGATGTCTGCTGACGCCAACTATGAAGAAGACGCCAGAGAAGACTACTACAGGCTATGCGACGTATGACTAAATACGAAATACGCGTAACCCAGCTAACCAGAGACTACTATCGTCTAGAGGCTGACAGCCCCAAGGATGCAGAGCAACAACTCTGGACCGCATTGAGCACTGGTATCATGGGTAACATTGAACTTAGTGACACTAATGACAATGCACCCAAGATCGACTATACTGTACAATTATCACCCGAAGGAGAACCAATCCTATGACTATCGACGTCACACAACAACTTAATTACTCACAGGCAGTACGCAGAGCACGTCCCGAATGGGATGATGACAAAGTCAGAAGAGCTGCCGAGTACCTTGTCTTGTACATGGACGTAAGGCTCAAGCCATACAAAGTTAATGAAAAGCTCAACGAGTTTGACAAAGACGGAGGCTTCTTGTTCTAATGGAATACTCTGACCTTATGAAGCAAGCAGAGGAGCACAACAAAAAACTCCACCGCACCAAAGATGTAAACATTGCTGACATTCTCACATGGGAGGACAGGGACGCAATCGCTAAAATCGTGGACAATAGAGTTGCCAAAGAGTATGGTGACATGTATCCATTCAAATGGCAGTTTAGCTGCTCTGGACATTTTATTTGTTGACATGATTTACAAAATCGACTATTGTATCAAAGGTCAGCCCAAGCGTAAGTCACACTTGTACACATGGGCAGGCGACGACGAAGACGCAGCCTTTTATGCCCTTGACTGGGTAGTAAAACACAACTACAATTTACTAAACGTATCACGAACATGAAAAAACGTAAGTACTACCCAAACAACTGGCAAGCTATCAAAGACTGCCCACCATCATACTTCCCATCTATGCCATTTGACGAGTTCAGAGAATGGAAAGTCTTTGGCTATCAACTACCTAGTTCTCACTACAGCGTTATACGTGTAGAAAACAAGGACACAGGCAAGATAGAGGAATTTACATACAAGTCTGAGCATCACACGAAGCAAAGACTAAAAAAAGAGATAGGCAAGCACACAGCTATTACACTAGCCACTGATCTAGGTGTCTATCATCTTATCCCTAATCCACTCAACATTGATTTTAACAATGACCAAAACAACGTTTGAACGTAGGTATCAACAGCTCAAGATGCTTGTTGAGAACCACCCACACAAGAAAGAACTAATCGCTCTTATGATAGAGCAGATCAACGACGACAAGTAAACTAACTACAATCAAATGCTCACAGACAAACAGATTGAAGATCAGCGAGAGTTCGAGCGTAGGCAAATACAAGGAGGCAAGGCAAGGTTGCACTCTAACACTAAGAAGTTAGAAGAAAAGACCTATGCCTCTGCCACTGTCTATGGTTCATCATGTGTGAGCTCCATATTGCCTGATCTTATTGCATTTATAGATAGTAAAAAAGAAAAGTACAAACGAATAGCAGGGGCGCATCAAGTCATTGTTCACAAGCATATCCTGCCCGTCGCCTCAGACCTACAAGCGTTACTCGTATGCAAGGTCGTGTTTGACTATGTATTCTCCAACAAGGTAAAAAACCGACAAATCATTAACATTGCCACTGCGGTTGGTCATGCGATTGAAGCTGAGTGTCAGATGTCATACTATGACAAGGAAGCACCAGCGTTGTTAGCTACACTGAAGAAGAATTACTGGCATGAAGCACGTGGTACAGAGTACAAGCGTAAATGTATCCAGACATTGATGCACAAGACACAGATAAGTCCATGGATTCATTGGGATGTTACTACCAAAGTCAAGGTAGGCACATTCTTGATGGACTGCCTGATGGAGGTATCTGGCTGGTTTGAGAGAGATCTCTTGGTTAAAGGAAGAAAGACAATATCAATACTCGTACCCACCGAAACACTAATCAACCACCATGACGAAATTATGCGCTGTGCAGAGCTATTTAGTCCTCTGGCTAAGCCTATGCTCATTCCTCCACGTAGCTGGAACGCTATCCAAGATGGGGGCTACTATCTCAATGATTTAACTAGGTGTCATAATTTTGTACGGAAAAGCGAGCACACTCTAATACAGGGGAAAATACCTTATAACTTTATCAACAAAATTCAACAAGTATCCTACAAGTTAAATCCGTTTATAGTCGGGGTAGCGAAGGAGTTAGAAGATAGAGGTATAAGTGTAGGAAAGTTTAGACCTGTAATGGAACATACCATTCCTCCAAAGCCTGTTAATATTGAGACAGACGAGACAGCTAGGAGAGAGTGGAAGAAGAAAGCAAGAACAGCTAGAGAGTTGCAGGCTGCCGAAGTACGTAAGTCCTGCCGAACACGTATGACCATGGACGTTGTACGTGAATTTGAAGGCACCACCTTCTACATACCATGGAGTTTTGACTATCGTGGTAGAGCATACCCTATACCTAACTTACTTACACCTCAAGACACTGACTTTGGAAAAAGTTTACTATTGTTCGCAGAAGGTGCTAAGATAACTAAGAAGGGTATGGAATGGATAAAGTTCCAACTCGCAACCACCTACGGGTTGGACAAGGCAACTATGCAAGAGAGACTAGAGTGGATAGACAAGACAGAAAACTATGAAATGGTACAGAGAGTATGGCGTGACCCTATCGACAACATAGCCGATTGGGAAAATGCTGACGAACCATGGCTATTTCTGGCTGCTTGTAACGAATTTTGCGAGCTTCACTTCGAGCACCGCTTTCACACACATCTGCCTGTCGCTGTAGACGCTACATGTAGTGGTCTCCAAATCTTAGCAGGACTTGCCAAAGACGCGTCCACTGCTCGTATGGTAAACGTCATAGGGAGTGAAAAACCCCAAGACGCTTATGCAGTTATTGCAGCAAAAAGCATGGACGCAATCCCTGATCGGCTAAAACCCCACTGGGATAGAAAGGTTACCAAGCGTTGTGTGATGACCATACCATACAATGCTAAACCTTTCTCCAATCGCTCCTACATCAGGGAAGCCTTCAAAGAAAAAGGTGTAGATGTAGATAAAGATGAACTAACGAAATGCGTACAAGCTGTACGAGCTGCCATGAATGAGGTAGTTCCGGGAGCTATGAACGTAATGAGATGGATAGAGAAAGAGGTATCTAGGTACATTAAATCTGGAGCTGACCAAGTTTCTTGGGTAACACCATCTGGCTTTCCAGTTAACCAACGGTTGATGAAGAAAGACACTAAGATTATCCAGACACAACTAATGGGACGCTGCATGGTACATGTAGCTGGACGTGAGAAGGGTGTAGATTTAAAGCATCACAAGAATGCTACTGCCCCTAACTTAATACATTCGTTAGATGCAAGTTTATTACATCTAGCTATCATGGATGTATCCTTTCCAATCGCATTGATACATGATAGTGTATTATGCAGAGCTACTGATATGTGTAAACTATCGTATCTAGTACGCGAGACTTACATGCGTCTGTTCGCAGAGCATGAACCACTAACTGACTTCGCCCTAGCAATAGGAGCTGAAGAACGACCACCGATCATTGGCGATCTAAAACCAGAAGCCGTGATTGATTCAACATACTTTTTTTGTTAATGAGAAACATACACGTAACACCCGACCCAGTAACCCTAGAAGGTTACCAATCCGTGTTAAAGCCAAGTAAGTTTGGCTATTCTTTAAAAGCCATAGTTGGAGAAGATATTATCTCCAAGCTAGAGACTGAAAGAGAGGACTGCCTCAAGTGGGCTGAATCTAAATTAAAGAACCCTAAGAGATCAGTACTGAAACCTACACCATGGGAAGAAGTAAGCGAAGGTAAATACCTTATCAAGTTCTCTTGGAGTGAAGACAAGAAGCCACCAGTTGTAGATACTGAAGGCACACCTATCAGGGACGAGACTACACCTGTGTATTCAGGCAGTAAAGTTAAACTTGGATTTACACAGAAACCATACATACTTAAAGATGGTTCAACCTATGGCACATCACTCAAGTTATCTGGAGTTCAGATAGTGAGTATACAGTCAGAGGTAGGTGTAGACACTGGCGACCTTGACGAAGCAGGAGCTGCTGAATTGTTTGGTAACACAGCAGGCTTCAAGACATCAGAACCAAACGTAACACCTGACACAACTCCTAGCTCAGTAGAGTTAGAAGATGACTTTTAGATCAGGACTAGAGGAAAAGGTAGCAGACCTATTGGTATCACTGGGCGTCGACTATGAATATGAGGAGACGTCCTATCCTTACACAATCCAACATCAATATACTCCTGATTTTGTGCTACCAGACAACGGAGTAATCCTAGAGGTCAAAGGGTATTGGGACCCACCATCTAGGCGTAAGATTAAACAAGTCATCAAGGACAACCCCAAAATAGACCTTCGTATGGTCTTTCAGGACCCATACAAACGTATATCGAAGAAGTCTAAAACAACATACGCAAAATGGTGTGAGCGTTACGGAATACTCTGGTGCGCTGCACACTGCATACCAGTTGACTGGTTAAAATGACAGCAGAATTTTTAAGACACGAGCCATGCGAGGTGTGTGGCTCCTCTGATGCCAAAGCTATATATGATGACGGCAATACATTTTGTTTTAGCTGTCACAATTTAACAAGAGCAGATCAAACACAACACATGCCCACCAATGTACAATTCAAAGGACAAGCCCAACGGCTTACAAAAAGACGAATCAGTGAGGAGACCTGTCAACACTACAAAGTCTACCGAGATGGAGAACTTCTACGGTTCCCTTATTACAGCAGTGACAGAACACTTCAAGGGTTCAAAACAAAGACGAAACTAAAGGACTTTAAGTATGAAGGTAACACTACTGATACTTTGTTTGGTCAGTCTCTTATACCTTCTACTGGTAAACGCATCATGGTCTACGAAGGCGAGCTGGATGCACTATCGGGCTGGGAGGCTTACCCCAACTGGGCGCATGTCTCGCTACCTCATGGAGCTGCTTCAGCAAAGAAGGATATACAGAAACAACTTCAGCTCTTTCAGGGTTATGAAGAAGTTATCCTTTTCTTCGATAAGGACGAAGCCGGTCACATGGCGACGGAAGCAGTGGCTGCGCTCTTACCGTCTGGGAAAGTTAAGATTGCTCATTTACCAGACCCGTATAAGGATGCGTCTGACGCACTGCAAAATAATGATGCTGAAGCGATCAGGAAAGCTATCTGGAATGCTTCGCCGTATCAGCCGGATGGAATAGTAGATGGTAAAAGTCTACTAGAATTAGTAACAAACCCTAGTCCACCATGTGACTTTGAGTATCCCTTTGCTGGATTGCAAAGACTAACCCATGGATGCAGATATGGAGAGCTCACTGTAATCAGTGCAGGCACAGGTCAGGGCAAGTCAACGCTGACAAGGCAGTTGGCTACTCACTTCTTAAACTTAGACGAGCGTGTCGGATACATTGCTCTGGAGGAGTCAAACAGGAGAACAGCTTTAGGACTTATGTCTGTAGCTACTGGTAAAGCATTACATCTTGGAGAACATACCAAGGAAACATTACAAGAAGCATATGACTACACGCTCAAAGACTGGAATCTCTACCTTTATGACCACTTCGGCAGTGCTGACCCTGATATTATTTACAGTCGTATTGAATATATGGCACTCGCGCTCGAAGCAAAAACAATCTTCCTCGACCACCTATCCATATTGATATCTGGTTTAGATGGCGACGAAAGGAAGATGATAGACAATACCATGACTAAACTGAGAAGCTTAGTCGAAAAAACAGGAATCAAACTATTCTTGGTATCACATTTACGTAGGACACAGACAGATAAGAATCACGAGGAGGGTGCTCGCGTAACTCTAGGGCAACTTAGGGGGTCCGCAGCAATTAGCCAACTTGCTGATGAAGTCGTCGGACTAGAACGCGACCAACAAGAGGGCGCAATAGATCAGACAACTGTACGTGTCTTAAAGAATAGATACTCAGGAGAAGTAGGTGTCGCCTGTCAGCTTAAATACAATAAAGAAACTTGTAAATACGATGAAACTAAGGACACAGTTTTCAATCCCAGTACAGACTTCTGAGGTTGAACAATTAAAAAAACCAAACCCACCCAGTAAACAAGCAAAGAAAAGAGCAAAGTTTAGGGACAAAACCTATGTCGCAAAAGCAGATGCTCGTCTTTGATATAGAAACAAACGGATTACTACATGACGTTTCTGAGGTACACTGCCTTGCCATTTACGACGCCCAAAAGGAGGAGACGTTCGTATTTAACGATCAACCTAATAACACCTACCCGATCACTGAAGGTCTGCATTGGCTCACCCATGCTGATGTTATTGTTGGTCACAATATTATTGGGTACGATTTACCTGTTCTTCGGAAAATTTATTCTTGGTTTGAGTATAGTGGTACTGCTATTGATACTCTTGTGTTATCTAGGAATTATCATCCAAATTTGATGGAAATAGATAAGAGAAGAAACGTAGCAAGAATGCCACTTCAACTTTATGGTCGTCATAGCTTAGAAGCATACGGCTACAGACTTGGAGAATATAAAGGAGAGTTTGGTAAAACAAGTGACTGGAGCGAATGGTCACAAGAAATGCAGGACTACTGCGTACAAGATGTAAACGTTACCACCAAATTATGCGAGCACTTCCGCCCTTACTTGACGCGGACAGGTTAGAACACCGCGTCGCAGAAATACTAACAGAACAAGAAATACATGGATGGACATTTGACGAATCAAAGAGTTTCCAACTTGAGTCACATCTCAGAAGAGAGATGGAAGAGCTTACTCAAGTACTTCGGGGACAATTCCCTCTCATTGGAGGAGCGTTGTTCACTCCTAAACGAGATAACTCTACACAAGGATACAAAGAAGGATGTACCTTCCAACGACTGAAAGAATTTAACCCAACTTCACGAGACCACATAGCATGGATTCTGACGACTCATTTCCAAGTCAAATTGAACAAGATCACCACGACTGGGAAACCAATTATCGACGAGATTACATTGACGGAGATAGATATTCCCTTCTCGAGAGCATGTGCGAAATGTTTGACGATAAAGAAAAAGCTTGGGATGATATCCGAAGGCGTGAACGCATGGAACAGGCTTGTTACGAGTGAAGGTCGAATACACCATCACTGCTCGGTTAGTACGAACACATTTAGATGTGCTCATCGTAAACCGAATTTAGCCCAAGTGCCTGCGGATAAAGAATTTAGAGAACTATTTACAGCCAGTCCCGGTAAGGTAATGGTAGGCGCCGATTTAAGCGGTATCGAACTACGCATGCTTGCCCATTATTTAGGACGGTATGACGGGGGTCGATATGCCGACATACTACTCAACGATGATATACATCAAGTTAACGCTGATAAAATAGGAATCACCAGACGCCAAGTCAAGACTGTCACATATGCCTTCTT